CAGGTATGTCATATTCGTAGGTATCTATTAGTATACCAGTTCCCTGTTCATAGACTTCTGCTGTTCCTTTCATTACGCCTCCCTTAATCGCATAAACGCATATGGTTGATTCAGACTGCCATCTACTGCACCAGCGGGGTCAGCATAAGCAGCATCATCGTATAGTATGAAATCATTTATCCCACCTGCTGCGTTGGCAAGCGAACTTCCACTTACCGGCATTCCTTGAAGATGCCCAGAAGCTATACCTGAAAGTTGTGGTGCTTGGTCAACCATTATCGCTAAGAAATATAATCCCTGTGTTAATGTCTGCGCAATCACTATTTCCTTAGCGGCGGCGGCATTTGTTGAAACTGTCCCCGCACTCAAAACTAAAGCCCCTGGAACTCCCGCAGTCCACGCAAAGATTCTCAGGTCAGCCAGTCCAGCCGCTCCATCACCAACTGCACAGTTAAATCCAATGCGGTCATAGCTGACACTTTCAGGCACATATATCGGCATGTAATAAATCCTGTTGGCAGTGACAAGTTGATTGACACCAGATTGCCAGCACCATCCAGGAGCTACCCACCTTACAATAGGCGGTATCATTCTAGCACTAGGGATATAAGCTGCCTCTTGGTGTTGTGTCTCAAGATTGTTCAGGTTGGCTGCACTTAGAGGAGTTGTAGCAGCTACCCATGCTGTCGGTGTGTATGGCATTTTAACCCTCCACGAAAGTATCTGTCCTTTCGATTTGAATTGACTCGATACTTGTTTTTACTCTGGAATACAAGACCCTTGAAACCATAATCCCTGAATTGGCGGCAGCCGTAGCAGCAGCACCAGCAAACCAGCCAAACTCTTCTATCACCCCAATGGCTTCTGTCGGGTCGATGTACAGAACAAAGGTCTGCGAACCTATCGGGACTCTGGACTGTGATGTTCTGGCTTTCCTGAAGGTCTCGGCTACCAGTTGAGTCTGTGCTACCGCAGGAGGTGTGTTGTCACTTCCCAGAGCGAAGTATTTTATTTCTAAATCCTGCGCTCCGCCAGGGCCGTAAAGTCCGTCCCTCATCATATTCAACCCAACGTTAGTTATCAGGTTTCGGAACTCCTGAAAGTCAATTATATTCCCTTCAAGGTCAAACACTGTGACCTTGACATTACTTTTCAAGCACCATGTTTTATTCATTATTCTCCTAACACACTAAAGGTAAAACGCCACCACAAAGCACTCCGTCAACTACAGTGCAGGCAAAGGGTGTGGTAGTAACTAATTCTGCCCACTCCCATATATCTTTTTCTAAGACTAATATTATAAGTATCTGGTCGCTGCCTACGTTTAGTTTCTCCATAACTTCGTCTTTTTGAGAAGCCAATCGTTTGAAGTATTGCGCCCAACTACCCATATCGGGACCCTGAATCGCCACAATATCGTGTAAGAGTTCCCTGCCCATTCCGTTAAACCTCACCGATTCTATCAGCATCTCTTCAGCCACTAATCCATAAGCAGAGTCGGTTATCGTCTGTATCTGCCCAGGTCTCAATCCTAACGTAAGAGTCGAATAGTTATATCTGGCAGCATTGACTCCATACTTAGCGAGTAATGACTGCGCTGAATCAAAGGCAGCCTCATGGTCATCTAGCTTCGGTTCATCAGCAATATCATCAACAAACCCTGTAGTCGTATCACCCTCAATAGCCTTCTGTGCGTTAATTTCAACCTCGTTTGTTGCAAGTGCTAGAATGTCATATTGCCCTACATAAGTGATAACAACGGCAACTGCCCCAGGAATTGAACCCGCATCGAAAACAATAACAGGGTCGCCCTTTGACCAGTAGCAATTAAACGCTTCATCAATACCTTTTATTCCTACTGTTTGTACAACGACATTAACAGTCACTGTAGGGACTGAGTTAATAGGATAGCCAACTGTAAAGGATTCTCGCACGCCGTCACCAGTAAAAGTCTCTACCTGAACTCCAGTAACGTCACGACCTCCTCGAATGTATTGTCTATTCCTGTACATGGGATTGCCACCAGATAGCCTGGTTGAACCCTTTATTTTATTGAGGTCATCATCGGTAATATTAAAGGGCGCTGGTGTAACGTCTCGGTCAACAAACCATAGCTGTTTATTTTCATCTATGTACCAGATTTTGCCCGCCTTTACTGCTAGAGCATCCAGAGCATCGGAGGCTCGGACATAATTAAATACCGCCTCGATTACTACGGGGCCTGCTTCAATACTGCCTATCCCCACACCCTCAAGAACTAGATATTGGGCGTGAATATCCGCCACCATAAATCCACAAGTTTGTCCGGTGTAAGATAAAGCTACCCTTCTTTTGTCAGCTAAGTAATGGTTGTCCGTACATTGAATAGGATGATACAGGCCACCATCTGGAGCCATACGCTTCTGTTCTGGTGTAGAAATAAAACCACTAAAGATTCGATTTTCTTCCGTATCGAATATCTCTACCGGTTCCCCTCTCCGATAAGTTAATATTCCTTCTTTATCCTCAATAACAAAGGAGGCTGTGCTTCGTTCTTCAATACGTGTATCAACACTTATTGACCCCTTGATTATAGAGGGTCTATCCTCCTGTAAGACCACGTGCATAGTATCAGGAGGTGCATCAAATAACATAGGGAATACCCAGGGAAACGGCATTAGATTCTCCTCGTTATCGCTATCTCAGCACCTATAACATAAATTGCATCGCCACCAGCTGCCGTGCCTAGAAGTTCTAATCCATACTGTTTATCAGTCGTTACAGTCACATCATTATTATTTACAGCCTGGTCAAAGTTCCCGTCTGCTGCAATCTGGATAATCGCTCCTGCCACAATATCAGTTGTAGTTAATGGGTTAGTCAGGTTTACTTGGTAAAGTTTGCAATCCAAAGTTGTAGCACCAGCCACAACCATATCCCCTACTAAATTATAAGCAGTGATAATGTCTCCTACCTTTAAGAAGTTGAGCGGTATCCAGCACTTCTTCGCAGCCAAAGCTCCGGTTAAACCAGCCCCTTCTTTCTGAGGAGTCCAGTCTACACCAGAGTTGGGATACTGGAAGGCGTTGACATGGAATCTGATACTGTGTTCTTGTAAACCTCTGACAGTAGCAGGAACGGCCCTAACCCAGTTTGCACCATCATAGTAGAGCATATCGTTAGCCACCTGGTTGTTGGCTATATGTTCATCTATGGCCTCGTATTCGTTCTCAGTACATCCACCGGCTACTGCGTTTGCATGTCTGAATTCATTTGGCATTTTAGTATTGTGCCCCCGTTCTTAGTCTTATCTCGTCTACTAGAGGTGCTCCGATAGCCCTGGCTATTACCCTGCCATCAAGTTCAACGAAGATGTTAGCAGTCCCTCCACCACTTGGACCTACCCATTCCCGCCCTTTTTCCCCAGCGACAGCATAGGGTTGCATAGTATTGAGATTAGTTAAAAGAGTCGGGCCAAGTATCGGACCACCGTGAGCGTATCCTGCAAGTTTAGCCTGAGCCGCCTGAGTCTGCCCCCGTAATGCGACAAAGGTTTCCCAGGTTATCACACCCTCTCTATATGCCTCAACAACAGGCTGCAGACGTTCTCTCAGTCGAATCTGTTCAGCCAACGCTTCATTCGTGCGTTTTAGTGCTAACTCTTCTGCCACTGTCATATCAGTAGTTAACCCCAACGTTTCCTGATATAATTCCTGAACATCAATTGCTCTCAGATATGCCTCTTGCTCTTCACCGATTACAAAGCCCAATTCCTTGGCCTCTCGCAATACCTTAATGTATTCGTTGTCCAAGCCTTTCATCATTTTAGCGTGTTCAGCTTTAAGCCTGATTAATATTTCTTCCCTTTCAGCCTCACGTCTCGCTTGTTCCTCTCTCGTCCTTGAATTCTTTATCAGTTGACTTATCGCAAAGACTATCATCCCTATACCAAGAGCAAGTGCAAGAGCTATACCAGTGAGAATGACAAACGCTGTTTTCAGTCCGACACTCATTGCAATCATTATCTTCAATACTGCGGTGGTAACTATTGAAGATCCCGTAACCGCTATGAATGCCAACTTGAGGGCAATTAGTTGTTTAATGAAGAAGCCTGTAAACCATATTGCTGGCCCTAGAGCAGCCGCAAACGCAGCGATAGCAATAACTGTTGTCCTGATAGATGATGGTAAATCGGAAAACCAGTTGAATAACGTAATAAGTTTCCCTATCAAAGCCTCGACCGTTGGAGCCATATGGTCGGCTATTGAGAGTTGTAATCCTTCAAAGGCACTCTTTAATCGAATAAGCGAACCGTGAAGACCTTCCATCTGCGTTTTGGCAATATATTCCGCAGTCCCTCCAGCATCTTCTAATTCCGCTGTGAAATCTCTCAAGGCTTGACTGCCTTTATCTAATAGTGCTGTCATAGCAGGGCCAGCCCTGAGTCCGAACAAGTCCATCATTTCACCAGCAGTAAGCCCCTTCTTCTCTAACTGTTCAAGTATGTCTGCCATCGGAATCATTTTACCGGCAGAATCATACATAGTAATGCCGAATTGCTCTGCCTTACTGTTGAGCTGAACTATAGCCCCTCTTAGAGATGTGCCTGCCATAGATGCCTGAATACCCGCATTACCGAATATCCCCATAATAGCTGCTGTCTCCTCGAAACTCATGCCAAACCCTTTTGCTACAGGGCCAGCATACTTCATGGATTCGCCCAACATTAGGAGGTCGGTATTCGATGATGTAAAAGCCTTAGCTAGAACATCTACGGCCCCTCCTAATTGGTCAGTTTCCATTCCAAAGCCAGCAAGGATATTGGTCACGATGTTAGCAGCCGACCCCATATCAAGAGCACCGGCAGCAGCCAAGTTTAGAGTATCAGGGATGGCGGATAGTATTTGGTCTGTAGTCATACCAGCCATACCCATAAAGGACATGGCTTCTGCTACCTGCGTGGCAGTGAATTGAGTAGTCCGCCCCAATTCTCTTGCTACGCTATTAAGTTCCTCGAATTGCTCTACTGTAGCTCCGGTAACAGCATTGACTTGAGCCATAGCCTTAGAGAAGTCGGCGGCAGTCTTGATACTCAGCGCACCAAAAGCAGCCAGAGGAGCAGTAACCTTCAAGGTGAGGTTCTTGCCCATTTGGGACATCTTATCGCCGATACCTTTTAGAGAATGCTCAAGTTTGGAGGTATCAGCTCCGATGTGTAATACTGCGTCACCTATCGAGATAGCGATTGTCAGCCTCCCTTATGTTTTACCTCTATCATCCCCCTAGACCTTGAAGCAAGTGTCTCTGCTGAGACTGTATGTTTTCCACTTATCGCATCGGACTCTCGCTTCTTTCTTTCAACCAGTTTCTCAACCATCAAGTTGAACTGCTCATCAGTCCAGTTGTCCAAAATATAGTCAAATGTCAAACCCCACTCTACCAGGAGGAACTCAAAAGCACCCCCTATAGTGAACGAGTTATTTTCTTCGGCTTCGGAACTGGACTCACTGATAAAGGGGCAACGAAAACGTTGAACACCTCCATGAAAGCAGTGATGATTTCACCATCTGTCGCAATAAGGTCTATCTCTTCCCTCTTCAATTCTCTGGCATACTCAAAGAAGCTGTCTATGATTTGGTCTGTCTTGGTAGTGAAGAACTCGTTAAGGAATTCCCTTACCTCCTCTGTGTTGCCAGCCGTGTCCTTCAAGTGCTCATAGGCCAAAAGAGATGTAATGAGAGGAATAGATTTCTTACGCCATTCCCCCGAATAGCGACTTACCAGGGGGCGGATTTTAACTTCCTCACCCCCTAGTATTACAACAGTTCCCTCTTGAAGTAACTTCTGTTCTTCAGTTCGTTCCATGTTATTCTCCTTTACACTGCGCTATCTACTATTGTTACAGCAGCTTGACCCTGACTCTTGAGAGCTTGGAAGGTTACTGGTAGAACAGTCTTTTCACCCTTCTTGTAAGGCATCCCTACAGCACCAGTGGAAGTCGCTCTTGGTATATAGATGGTGCGCTTGCCACCTACTGGGTTTACACCTTCAAGCGTGAGATTTAGTATCTTGTTAACACCCCCTCCCAGCTCGATGACGTTAGTGCCCAACACGCTCCCTGCTAAGGCTTTGTCCATATTGAACATTGAACTCTCAGCCATATTGCAGGTGATTTCAGCAGTCTCCTTGGTTATTACCCGACCTATGGGGAATGTCTCCTCTTCAACCTCTATGTCGGCTGTGTCGGAGGTGTAGTTAAGCATCACGCCATCATCGGTATATCCGATTTCTACATTCGGACTACTCACTACCAGACCAGGTGCAGCTCCACCAGGCTCTATTGCATAGAGAGTACTTCTTACTGTAACATCATCAATCCAACATTCTCTGGCAGGACTGTTTTCCCACAGTTCCATTCGGCATCTTTGAAGTACATAGTTTCGAACCCCAGTACCTGAGCCGACCTCCGCAGCTTCAAACAAAGTCTCAACGGCCTGAGCGCCTGGCGCAGCAGCAACGGCAGCGGTAAGGTTGCCAGCTATAGGCCATTGGAAGACAGAAGTTCCGTTGGGAGTATGCCCACCGACTCCACAAAGACTCGCTCCAACCAAGACATAATTAGCAAAAGCATTGGCAGCCCATACTTGGTTCTGGTGCGGAGCGGCGGTCAGTTCGAACCAACCAAGACCTCCAACTTCCTCAAAGCGGAATTCCCACTGTGCCCAGCTCCCGTTTACTCCATCGGTTCGTTCATAGAAGTGGTAGGTTACAGCGGCCGCTATGATGTCGGCCTGGAACTGAGAGAATAAGACCGAAGCAAGTGTCGGGTTAAACTGGACATGAGTGCTCCTGTCAGTGCTTAACCCATCCTTGACAAGATGCCCTGAATAAATCCCAGCCTGTGCATAATCCTGTGTCCACTCTGCCAGGTCGTGTTCATTATGAACAGCTAAAGTGGCCACCCCTGTTAGTACATTAGAAATTGTCTGTGGCATTATTTACCTCCTCGTTTTCCTTTTGCTAGAAACGCTTGATAGCGAGATTCTATTTGTTCTGGAGTAAAGGCAGCTATTTCATCGACCTCTGCCTTGAGATTCTCTTCCACGTACAGCGTCTCGACCTCCAGCGTCTCAAGTTCCAATTCTTCGACCTTAATTTCTTCGTTGTCTGGCATAGTTCACCTCCTTATGTTGCTTTAATCATAAACTTGAAGAAGGCAAGAGTTCGGAAGTAACCCTGAATATCACTATCTACTAAGTCTTGTCCCTGCACTTCTTCAATAGCACTCCAGATAATATAAGTTCCGCTAGGGACTATCACTACTTCCCTCTGTATGCCCTGTAGGACGTCATACAAGGCACGATAGACCTGCCTTGCTCTTACAGAGGCACTAGAAGGAGCACCTGCATATTCCTTAGCCCAGCAATCAAACTGCACACTCGGCTCTGGTAAGGGAGGAATATACGGAGAAGACGTTCCGCCTCTAGTAAAGAAACTAATAGCTGGCAAGATGGTATTCTCTGGTAAACGTGGAGGGTAAATCCTAGTCCCGACTACAGCAGTCAGTATAGTTTTATTCACCAGATATTCTCTTACGATTGCGTTAGTGTCTTCGTTCATGGTATATGCCTCTTGATATTATCTGCCAGATTACCGATGTTCTTGTCATAAGCTGGTTTGAAATAAGGTCTGGCAGGCATCTTAGAAGTCCCTATCTCTAAGTATCCCCCATAACCGCTAGAACTGAATATATCCGCTCCTAAACCTCGAATGTCATATTGAACCGACCGCCTATTATTCCCCGTAAGAACAGGAGAACCATTGACAACATCTCTGGCGATGGCTATGACAGTATCCTTCAAGCCTGATTCACTAGCAGACTTTACTTTATTTCCTACCTCTCCAGTTCGGAGGTTCATCTGAATATGAGTTTTAATCTCCATTACCTTACAGTCCTTAACCAAACCTCTTTATGATGCACTCCAGTACCGTTCTGCCTGTTATCAACTAGAAGGACATGGTAAGTTGTCACACCCAATACAACCCTATGCTGTTCGGTTATAGTCGCAGTTGATTCAAGATACAGCATATAATCAGCCTGGACTACCTCCGCCCCGACCTTGAATTCCCGCCCTGCATTCAGATTACCCCCAGATACCCCAGCCATTATTCTACAAGGCTCGTCTACAGTCTCATTACTCCATGCCTCTATAGGATTACCATAAGCATCGAACGCCACAGGAGTATTAACCTGTATAGTGCATGTGTTGATTAGTAACGTAGCAAAGCTCATACTTCCTCCACTGGAGTCTCACCAATAGCAGCCAAGTCCATTTCAGCCCATGTAAGGTAAGGTTTAGAGGCATCTTCCTTTTTGTATTCTATGGCCAGTTTCATCTTGGTCTCAGCATCCTTCTTGGTATAGGAATAGTCACCTATCTTTTCAGACATGAGACTATCAGTTATTGAGGATACCCACGCTTCCAAAGCAAACCCCGCAGCAGTTAAAAGAGACCCAGTAGCCAAATCAAGGAACGCCTGAAGCTCTTCATCGGAGAATTGAGCATCGGTTATGGGAACGATGTCAGTATCCCCTATCAACAATCTCAGTTTCCCGATGTCGGTTGTTAAGTCATAAGTATGTGCCATATTCTCTCCCGCCTAGCCAGGGTAGGGATGAAAGGAGAAACATCCCTACCACCGACTAGTTATGTTGCCTCTATATGGTAGTGTATTTTAACTGCTAGTGTGCTTGTACCTACGCTATCAGCTATCTGTATTTTAACTGCACTGTTAGCTGGTATTACTATCCCTTGTATAGGAATAACCGTAGATGCTGTCTGTGCTCCACCTCTGGTAAGAGTAAAGAAACTCCACTCGGTATCATCTGCTCCATAGGTTACCCTGCCAACAAAACTAGCGTTAGCCGACATGGCACTAATCATAATCTCATGTATGGCAAAGTTAGATGCGATAGTGTTAATCGGCACTACTTGAGTTAAAGTCCCGTAAGTCCATGCAGTACCCTCTGCTGGCAGTGTTACTGGCGTAGCCAATACAGGATAAACGAATTGTTTGGTATGCAAATCTGCTAATACCAACGCTGCCAATGTAGCCGCCGTATCAATGCCAGTCAGTAGTCTTCTCAATGTTCCGATTAAATCTATCACGACTGAAACCACCTCAGTTCTTTTTCGTATATCTGCTTAAAAGATACTTCGGAAACTACTCTGTCGAACCATGCCCTCCAGCGCTTATTCATACCATAGTGAAAATTGCCAGTTGCCCCGTTGTTGGTTGAAATGTAGAGGTTTGATGCGCATGGCTCAGGGTCAATAAGGACATCACTGATAGTTGTTAGAGCGCTGAAATTACCATCAGTATCACCACGATAAAATTGTCCGCTAGTCCCATCACGACTAACAACTAGGAAGTACCAGGTATTGAAGTTCCAACCGGCTGAATAAAATCCTGTTCTAGTCGTAGCACCAGCCGCATGATGATGGCGCATAGTGACAAACCCGTTGGTATACGAATATAGTTCCCATCCGTTATTACTAAGTACGAATCGGCTCAGTAAGTCCTGTGACATACTAGCACCACCACTCTGTAGATATACCCACCCTGCTATACTGTAGGGGTCACTGGTAAAATCCAGAAGCGTAGTATCGGCACCAGAAGCCCACACGTATTCAGTAGCACCATCAAACGAAAGAACATTCAAATGTGAATCAAGTATAGTCCAAGGCGGTGTGTTGACAAGAGTAAATAGTGGGTCACGCCTTGATATGTCCTCTGTTCGAGTTCCTATCCCTTCTCGATAAGGAAGGTCAAGGCAAATGTTCCGATTTATGTCCAACGAATCATAATGCACACTCATTATGGTGCCTCCTTGCAGAACAGTTCGTAATCATAATCACGGTTAGCACCGGCTGTCTTCTCAACCGTAATCCTGAATCCAAATCGGTTAGGTTCCAGGTTTACAATAAGAAGTTCCCTTGAATTGGGTAGCACTCCTGCATAAGTATTGACATCTGCAAGTAACATTCCACCACCATCTGATATACGGTAATATTCCCTTACTACAATAGTCTCACCTGCGGTGTGGTTAGTCATATCCAAGAAGAAAGTCATTGGCTCTAATATACCTGCTGGAGCCTCCTGGGTGACTACCGTCTGTTCAGTACCATCGGTTGTAAACTCATTATTGAATTCACTGAGGATAGGTTCACTATCGGTAACTTCTCGGATAGCATCGATATCTTCCAGAATGTCATCCACATCTGTCTGTAAAGCAGCCCCCAAAATCAACAAAGCCGCATCATCATAGGGATTATGTACGTTTCCGCTCATTGTTTTGCCGTCCCTTCACTAATAGTAAGATTTGATGTAGCTTGCTCCCCGCCATCACTTATTGCATAAACGGCACCTAAAAATAGATTATGAGCACCGATGGTATAACTTCCACCATTAGCATTTAGCCTTATTCCAGAGCCAATAACCGCTGCATTACCTCTAGCCAGGTAAATCACGTCATCGCTATCATTGACAAACTCACAATCTACTCTTCTCGGAAGTGCAGGACGGACTAAAGTGCTGATACCAGCGACAGTCGCAAATGTATCTTCAACACTCGGTATGGGCCACTCTATTGGATATGGCATAATTTACCTCCTTAATTAGCTTGGGATAGGTAGGGAGTCTCCCCCCTACCTATAGTCAAGATACTCAAGAATTAGACGACATAGCCCCCCATAAAACTTCCACGCCAATCCATCTTAGCTCCACCAAATATCTCACGGACTCGATAGAAGACGTTATCAGTAGCGAAGTCCCCAGAGAATGGGCTAATCGGCCCACCGCCGACAGTCACCTTGTCGCTGTTCTTCATGGCGATTTCAGGTGACTCATGTCCGGTCAGATGCGCAGCTTCGAGGGCTGCAATGTCATTCGGGTCTGAGAACAGATACCACTGCGTATTCGTGTCATTTGCCGCTGGATTAACAATCGGCAGGTACTTGTCCACGATTAACTGTAGCCCTATCGTGGCGATAACATTGGCCGTGGGATGTACCGAGATTGCACCAGCTCCGTCAGTCCACTGTTTTGTCGCAGAGGTCAGGATTTGACGTGCTGTGAATTCCAGCGCCGGACAGACTACTAGGAACTTAGGCGTAGCCATAATTGGCTCACCACCAATGTCGGTGAATTGATTCATAGTCTGCACGCCATGCTCCAGGTTGGCAATTGTCAGTGGGCAGTCAGCACTAGCAGCATAGTTACAGTTGACACCGAGCTGATACAGGTTTCCGCCAGCACCCTCAACGTGAGCACCCACATCACTAGCATACAGCGTAGACATAATCCGATGCTCAGTCCTCATGGCAGCACGGGCGAATCGTTCAGGTATATCCCTGAGAGCACCCAGGTCATCATTAATCATAGCTTCCCAGGATAGGTCAATCTGTCTGCCATATTTCAAGACAGAGATGTAGTAGCGGAGTTCATCAAGAGAACTGGCTAGATATTCCCCCTTCTCTCCGACTCTAGGAAGGTACTGGTCGCTGCCATAGGTGGCGAACCGATAGGCGGTGCGGAAGTCCTTGACTGTGGACATCTTGGTGAATGGTTTCCATGCAGGTTCAACCGCCTTGTAAGCAGCCAGGAGTTGGCGGTCAAGCACGTCCCCAAACATCAAGGGGAAGTCCGAGGTGGTGAGTGCCTCCTCAACTCTGAAAGCCCGCTCTGTTGAGCTTAGCCTTCTCCCCCTTATTGTGCCATTGTAGATTAGGTCGCTGACTTCCGCTATCCTCTCTTCTGGGAATGAAATACCTCTATCCCGATTAGACATGAAGCCAGCAGCCTCTCGAATGGTTTCCTCGAAAAGTTGTAGTTCAGGCATTTTATAGCCTCCTTAATTTATTTTACCTCCACCACTTCCGCCTCATTAATGCGTGTCACAAGTTCTACTTCGTTACGGCCAAAGCCCTTAAAGGTATCAATGGCTTTCTTTATCCTGGCATATTCCTCGTCCTCTAAGAGAATTTCATCTTCCTTGCACTGTTCAATCTTATTGGCTAAGACATTTTGTCTAACCAACTCAGCACCGCCCAACTGCAAGGCTGGTATGAACATTAGATTCAGAATAGCATCCTTGACACGATAGGGTAGTTCACCCTCAATCATCTTCCCAGGATTCATCTGGTCAGGAGCTCTAACCTTCACCGAGTAGTCTGCTAAATTTATTTTACGCATCTTCTTCTTTCTCCTTTTTTAGTTTAGTTTACGGTGCATCATAGGTATGCAGATATGTTATTTCTCCATTGATGTAACAAGCGATGCTGTAATCGCCATTACCAGCAGCAGCATAGACTTGGCATGGTGCCACTACAGCAGGGTCGAAGACTAAGAGGTAGGTAGCAACATCACCACCAGACCTACCAGTAAGTATCCCCTGTTGAAGTGCATGAGACCGCATTGAGATATAGTCGTGGACAGTCGCAGCTTGAACTGCTGTCTCCAGATGGATACAACTTGCAC